ACCCTCCACTATACACACTTAGTTCTCCCATATTGTCAACTTCACCTAATCTTAGGTTCACTTCCATCACACCTTGTTTACCTCTTTCAACAAAAACATCAGAATAAACGGTTGGTTGTTCCACAAACCCTAAAAAATGTTCGTTTCTCGTCAATATACCATCAAATATCTCTTCTTTTGTAAATCCAGTGGTATTACCTGTAATCATGGTATAACCGTCTGCGTAGTCTCTATATTGTAAAGTACCTGTTACGGTTGACCCAACGTGTGATAAAGTATATCCCGTCCAACCAACTCCTTCTGAATTAGAACCTGATGTTAATGTTTGTGTAAATCCTGTTGAACCGTATTTTCTTAATTCGTCAATTCTACTTCCACCTACTCCCAAATATGTAAATGTTGTATTTCCCGTATATGGATAGGTGGGTGTTTGCCCCAAAACAGTGTTATCATGTTCATAATAACCTGAATCTCTAAAATCTAAAAAACTTTGTGTAACTGCAGATGCGGATGAAAATGTACCATCTTCCAAAAGGAATGATGGAATAACGAACGACATTGTTGCAAAACTACCAGAATTTGACATAATTTAAATTGTACACTAGTAAATATCTTTACTATGTATTTGGTACAATATAAACAATTAATTACTTTTAATAAACCGTTAAGATTAAAGTCCAGTAACCCAATAAAAATTAAAATCTCTTGATAATCCATTTGGGTTATACGTCACTCTATATGTTGAGGTGTTAAGTGTTTGATCTAAGGTATAATTAGTTCTTGTTTCCCCAAATAATTCTAAAGTTGTGCTCCCTACAATACGAGTTCCCAAAGTGCCAGCTAAAAAAGGTCCCGTACTGAGTCCACCTACTGTTGATACGTGTGTAAGTGTAAAATCTGTCTCATTCATAAAAGGATAAACAATAGTATCCCCAAGTACTAATTCGTAAGCACCAGGTGAACCATCACGACCTCCACCTACATCAAAAGAATAAGGTTCCCCAGCAAATGTGGTACCTTCAACTGGACTTGGCCTATATGTTTGTAGAGCCAGCGTTGATACATCAACATCAGCTGAACTACCACATACACCTGTGCTTGTTGCTCTAATTGTAACATCACCCGGATTAATGGTTACATTATATCCACTAATTAATGTTGATCTGGAAATATTTGTTGCATACAGAGTAGTTGCTCCTAAATAATCAATAATTGCTATTGTGAAATTATTTGCAGCGGTTGCCAAATTTAATCCTGTCCCTGTTATTGTTGCTACTGCCATATTTTATAAATATTTGTTTATTTTTATTATTTCTTTAAAGCCTAACTTGGGTTTATTAGACAAAAACCATTTGTTGAACATTCTTCAGTACCTGGAATCCATATGTTAGGACATGTTACTTCACTTCCGTATTGAACACAAACAGGTATAGCATATGAAGAACCTGTTTTAACACATATACCTGCAGTGTATGTACCGTCACCATTATCCATACTTTCAAGATCTATTATTCTTACTGTTATAACATCAGTATTAATGTCTCTATATCTTACATACAAGTCACTTGGTACTGAGCTATACGTATATGTGTAACAAATAGCGTTTGCTGTAACTGTTGCACATGGTACCTCAACTTGTCCAGCATTTGTGACACATCCATTTGCGTCTGTCACTTGTAACCAATAATAACCACAAGATAATTCCGTAACAACTCTAGACGGTGTTGTGTGTGGTACATTTGTATATGTTGTAATTAGATTATCAGTTGGGTAGTGGTTATATGGGGACGCCGTATCTTTATATAATCTATATGTCTTAGGCCATACTCCACCACTAGAAGAAATCGTTATTGAACCATCATTATCTGCAACAGATGCTCCCACCACATTATACATTGACGCATCTTGTAGTGATGGTTGAGTGATTGTTACGGTGTAATCTTTCCAACATGTTTCAGCCGCATTATAAACTCTGAAAGTGTAATCTCCAGCTAGGAATTGATACATTATTGAATAATTCCCTCCAACATTATATCTTGTAGTATTTGAACCATTGAAACTACTTCCTGAATTAAATCTAAAGAATGTACTTGTTGATGATGGTCCTGATGTTCCAATTGATGTTGATGATCCATGACAACTTATAGTACCCACTGATAGGTTTGCATTTGGTATTCCTGTATTTAGGTCAACAGAGTTTCCTGTTGACGGTGATTCACATCCAGCACTATCTTTAACTCTTATATAATAAGTTCCTCTTGCTAAATTAATAAACTGTGCACTTTCTTGGTACGTGTCACCATTATCAATACTATAGTTATATACACCTGATCCTCCGCCAGCATTTATTGTGATGCTACCATTTATACTATCCCAACATGTTGGATAACCCACACTTGATACACTTGCAGTAATTGCTCCAGGTATTGTAATAGTACGTGAATATTCAGTTACGCATGGAGTGCTGTCTTTAACAAAAACACTATAAGTGCCAGTAGTTGTATACGAATATGTTTGTGGTGCATCTAACCAATCACCATTGGTTCCCTTTCTAACTTTATAACCAGTTCCAGAACCACCTGTTGGACTTGATATAGTTATTGTACCCGAATTTCCAGGACATGTTGGATTAGATACACTAACCGTTGCAGTTACTTGTGAAGGTTCGGATACTACAACTCCATATGAAAACTCACAATCATCTTTATCTCTAAGATAGATATAGTATGTTCCTCCTCTTAATCCACCCCAAACTAATGTGGTTCCCGGCCAATTAGTCCAATCACCTGAACCTAATTTATATTTGTAAGTTCCTCCATTTCCACCACTTACTGAGTTTATCGTTATTGAACCGGCGTAAATACCATCACTATTTTGTTCATAACAAGTTAAGTTTGAAACGGTATAATTCATCGCAGGATGTGACTTAGATAATGTAACATTATTGGAGAATGCCGTACAATAATTACCATCAACAACTAATACTGAATATGTTCCAGTTGGTTTATTTGAGAATGTGCCGGTTGATTGTTGTTCACCATAACTAGATTCATTACTACTAATATAATATGTGTAACTTCCTGAACCTCCAGAGGCGGTTGCAACAACTGAACCTGTGTTACCTGTATAACATGTTGGGTGATTTCCTACCGCTAATGATACTGTTAATGCCGTTGGTTGGGTTACTACTACTGAATACCAATCACTTTCACAATCAGACGCGTCCTTTACTTTATAGTAATAAGTTCCCGCCGTTTTACCGGTATATTCTCTACTTGTTGTGGTAGTTTGGTAAGTTCCTCCTGACATTGCATTAACATCACTAAGTTTAATTGCATATGGTCCTCCCTGTCCTCCACCCATAGATGAAATTGTTATTTTACCACTCGAAGCACCGTTACAATCAAGATTAACGACTGTAGTTGATGCGGATGGTTGGCTTCTGGCCAAATCAATTCCAAAAACAGATGAAACACAACTTGGTGTATTTCTATCTCTTATTTTTGCATAATAATATCCACTAGATAAACTATTAAATGTTGCTCCTGTTTGCCATGTTCTACTAGCATTAGCAGTATCAGTATTTAATGAAATTGAATAATCATATAAACCTGAACTACCAGACCCAGACAATATTATTTGTCCTGTTGTACCAGTCCAACATGTTGGTTTTGTTGTTGAGGCCGTTGTTACACTAAGTTGTGTTGGTTGTGTTATTGTTGCCGATGTGTAACCAGTTTCACCAAAACTATCTTTTGCATAGATATCATAATTACCAGCAGTTAAACTACCGAATGTTGCACTAACCTGATAATCCACATTATTTCTAGAATACGTGTAATTTGCAGTACCACCGACAACATTACTTACAGTAATTGAACCAGTACCACCATGACATGTTACATTGGTTACAGATAATGTTGGTGTTATTGTCACATCCGTAATTGAAATAGTTATTGTTTTGTCAAATGTTAAACTTGTACTATCAGTTACTCGTACTCTAATTGAATATGATGACTTAGCTTCGTAGTTAAACACAACCGCACTTTTTAATACTCCCGATGTAATTGTGAAACTACTATTATCAGGATAATTTACAGTATCGTGTAATGCAAATGTCATTGCACCACCTTCTTGGTCTGTAGCTGAGAATGTACCGATTGTTGTTCCTGTTGGAACATTCTCGGATATTGAAGCCGAACTTAATGAAATATCTGTAGGTGCCTCATTGACATTAGTTATGGTTATTGTAAATGTACTATCATAATATAATCCACCAGCATCTGTTGTTCTAACTCTAATTGAATATGTTGATGGTGATTTAGCCTCATAGTTAAACACCACAGCATTTTTTAATGATGAACCATCAATACTAAACGATGCATTATCATTATCTCCAGTTCCAGCAACTAATGAATATGTAAATGTATCTCCACCATCAACATCGGACGTTGAGAATGTTCCGATTGTTGTTCCTGTTGCGGTATTTTCTGCTTGTGATGAATTACTTAATGATAATCCGTAAGGTGCTTCATTTACATTATTTATAGTAATTGTAAATTGTTTTTCGGTAAATTGTCCAATACTATCTGTACTTCTAACTCTAATTTTATATGAAGTTTTTACTTCATAGTTTGGTATAAATCCATTTTTTAATAATGAACCTGATATTATAAAACTACTGTTGTTATCATCTCCAGTACCAGCAACTAATGAGTAGGTATATGTGTCACCCGGATCAAGACTTGTTGAGCTAAATGTACCGATAGTTGTACCTGTTGCGGTATTTTCATTTATTGAATCATTACTTAACGAAATATCTGTCGGTGGATAGTTTGGAGTTGATGATGGAGTTGGTGTTGGTGTTGGTGTTAATACTTGAACCGATAATCCGAACTCACAAATTGTTGTTGGTGTTGGTGTTTGCGTTTGAGTAACGGTTGGTGTAACCGTTTTTGTAGGTGTTATGGTTGGTGTTACTGTATTTGTTGGTGTTACACTTGGTGTTAATGTTGGGGTTTGAGTTTGAGTAACGGTTGGTGTTGGTGTTGGTGTTAATATAATCACTGATAAACCAAATTCGCAGACAGTTGTTGGTGTTGGTGTTTGCGTTTGAGTAACGGTTGGTGTAACAGTTGTTGTTGGTGTCACTGTTGGAGTAACTGTACTTGTTGGTGTTAATGTTGGTGTAACCGTCATCGTTGGTGTTGGTGTAGGTGTAGGTACCGTATAACAATCTCCCGTTTCCAAAATTCTAATATTTGCAACAGGAGAATAATTAACCTCATCTTGTGAACCTTTTAATGATTTATAAGCAATCGGTTGAGTTATTGTATATATACCTTCGGTAACATTTGAATATATTGTATCAACTATACCTGTACTTATGTCAAATTCATCATATTGTACGTAACCAAATGAATCCACAATGTATGTTGTTCCACTATAATATTCACATGGATCCACACCCGCACTTTGTGCAAATGAACCTTGTTCAAATGTTGTTTTATTAAATGGATTTGGTGAATCCCAACTTGTTATATCAACACTTGTTATTGTACCACCACTATATGGAATGTTTAGTTGGACAAATTTAGTTGTTTCATTTGTCCCAATAGTTACATTTTTTGTTGCAAATAATACCGTACTTCCAGTATAGATGTTTACCGTAAATGTAATTCCAAAATAAGATGGTGATAAGTTTCCATTAGAATCAAAAACATTAAAATTTAAACCATTATCATCATTATCTAAATCACAAATTTCAACTGTATTAATAAAAAGTATTTTTGGTTTATGATATGTAAATGGTATAGAATCAAAAGGATAAACTTCTCTAAATGAAGATTCATTTGCCTCGCTATATGTTATTGCGGTTAAATTATTATCAAAAAGATAAAAACTATCAGGATTTGTTCTATTTTTTATTATACCTTTATTAATTGTATCTCCAGTATAAAATTGATTTGTATTCCAATTTGTAATTAAACCGTCAACATCATTACTAAATGATAATGATAAGTCATTTGGGTTATACGAATCTATGAACCAAGCACTTGTGTGATCAAGATTGACACCGTTCAAATTATAAGTTCCACCATTCAATTGTGATGTTAAAGAAGTTGTTCCTGAAAAAATATCAGTAACAACACCATATTGAACTTTATAAAATACTAAATTACTCTTTTTATAATCTCTATAATATCCATTTAATGCCGATAATCTACCGTCAACATCATAATATAATTTTTTATTTATTGTTATACCTAAAGAATCAGAATTATCATACCAAAGTAGAAAATAATTTGGTATTGTTTCTAATTTTAATTCATGAGTAAAATACGTTTCAATATTAGTTACCCCTGGTTTCTTTTCGGCAGATATTGTATTTGTTCCTGTTGATTCTGTTAATGAAATAAGATATCCTTGTGCTTGATTATCCGCATCTTCTTGTGATGTTGTTGAAACAACATGTCCAACAGGAAGACTATACGTTATCGGTATTGGATTATTTAATTCACCAATTAGTGTTGATGATTGTGGTTGTCCTATTAAAGAAATAGCATTACTAGAATAAAGTGTTGGGTTAGTATTATATTTTTCCGGTCTACCAGAAATATATGATAAATAAAATAATCTAGGTGTATCAATTACATATTCTTGTTTTGTTGTGTCATTTAATATGTCTATTTGAGTAAATGTTTTTATTCCGTCGACATATTTGTATGACAATTTTCTAGTTGTTGGTGGTCCAAAAGTTGGTCCAGCCGGTACAGAATAGATATACCCACCATCCGAATAGTACCCACCTATGTCACCAGTTAAATTATCATATTTTTTAATAACAGAATCACTATCATTTAAGAAGGGTTTATTTGAAAATCGTCTTCTAAAATATTTTGGTGTTTCTACAAATAATTTTTGTGATGGAAGAATAAAATAAATTAATGCTGCAAATATTAAAGCTGGAAGTACATATAATGCAATAATCCCAAGTGGGGTTAAAGTTGCAGTTCCAGCCGTTAAACTAGCTAAACTACCCGTAGCACCAACATAATTTCCAGCCCCTACTGCACCTGCCCATGTTGATAATGATGTGGCACCAAATACACCTAAATTTATTGAAAAACCAAGAATAGTACCCGCTAATGCACCTCCACCAGCCCAATATTTATATCTATTATCGACCATGTATTGTGGTATATTAGGTAGATAACTACCCTCAACGTAACCCCTGGTCATATAATTCACACAATGTTCAAATCCTGTGGCAGGTAAATGTTTGTTATTTCCAAAATCAAATAATGTAAATGTGTTATTGTTTACATCATACTCATTTGATGTTGATCCACTCCACCCTAATAAATAAGAATAAACAGACGGTTGTAATAAATCAGTATTATTGATTATTTTATGTAATGTCCCAACTCCAACCATAGTTGGATGTACATTTGCTGGAACAAACCTTACATTCAAATCTACTTCAGGTAAGTCCGCTGGCGGATTTGAATAAAAATCTCGGAAAATGGTTCCAGCATGATTCCTCGGACCATCTATAACTTCTTTAGTGTTAGTGGGTCCAACAAGCCATCTAGTTGCAACATAATCTACCGTTATTCCAAATTCTCTTTTTAATAAATTACCAACTTGATAGACTTTATTTGTTGGTGATGTTCTTACACTATCTCCATAAAAATATGGTAATGATGGTGTTGTTAACAAATTATCCGCCCAAATGTAATTACCTTTTGTTGAGTAATTATCAGTAGATCCTGACCACTGTGATATTGGTAACTTAGACCAAATTTTAGTAACGAATTTTGGGTTATGGTATGCATCATATGGTGAATATGGATTTACACCCATATCATATCCATATATCTCACTACCACAACCAATTGTAACTTTCACATTAGTTGTACCTCCATTATATGATTTATTTTGTCCGACGGCTAATCTAATGTTAACTAATCCACTAGTTGTAACAACATAAAATGTTTTAGATGTGTTCCAATCTCTGGGTCCAATTTTTATAAATGCACCTTCTCCAAGTTTATATCTTACTTTTATTAAACTAAATGGTGTCATAACATCATATGCACCAACATTTCCAGAATCGTATGAATATGAAACACTACCAATTTGATCACCATTAAGTCCATCTGTAATTAATAATGACACATCTTCGGCACTATCTGTGGCAGTAACTGTTACAGGTACTATTCTATTTTGAGTTGCGGTACCTGCCAATACATTCTTAATTGCATATTTTAACCCGTTTGGTTTAACATTAGGTGTTCCAGGTAAATATGGAGTACTTTCAGTATAACCACTTAAATAAAACGGTATTGTTATTTCGCTAGTACCACAACCATACCCAACACCAAAGCAATTACCAACAATTTCAAATTTATGTGTTGAAGAGTTATAAGTATACTTTGTTCTTACATTTAAATTTCCAACATTTAACGTTAAAGTTTCATCACTATAAAGTTCAGTTTGTAAATATGGATCAATGTACCACGGTCCAACTAAAAATGGTGTATAATCGGTAACGTTTTTATTCACTAAACCATCAATAGGTGAATCGGGTAATTTTTCTCTATAATATGTCACAGTTTGTGGACATGTTGAACAATGTTGTGTTGATGATGTAAACCCTCTACAAAATTCTGCAGAAATTAATGATGGGTCACAATCTAATTCTACCTTTATTGCACCGCTAGTTCCGTTAGATGTTATTACATCTAACATAATAAAACCATTATCTTTGGTATCTAAATCCATTAATAATTGGTGATATTTTATTGTTTGTGTGGATATATTACCTAAGTCATATTCATCTAATATTGTTAGAACTCCGTCTACGTTGTATTTTATTCTTACCTTAACTTTTGTTGACCCAATATTTGGTGCTATTGGTGTGAATATAAATTTTAAAAGTTTTAATACTTTTGGTACTTTAAATACATATGTGGGTCTAAGATTAGATAATTGTGTTCTAATTAAATAAAATGAAAGTCCACTATGTGTACCGTTTCCGGTCCATGTTAAACTTTTGGTGACACCACATTCGTGTGATAGATTATCTGGCGCCTCCCCCGCTACTGTACAATTTATTTCAAATGAACTCATCTACTATAATTACTTTTAACTTGTTTTTAGTCCGTAAATTGGTGAATTTAATCCAGGAGTATGTTTTATTTTTATTGTCTCATTAATAATACCACTATTTGACGACTTTGGGTATGTTTTACTAAAACGTTCTTCTTTTGTTGAATAATTAAAAACACTAACAGTGGTATCTAAAGATTGACTAGGTGTTATGAAAAGATTAATACTATATGTACCTTCGATGTCAGATACATTAAACCAAATAATTTTATCTACCTTATTAAAATTGTTCGATATTTCAGGAACTTTTAATGTTGTTATAGCCATTTTTAATTAATTTTATAAACATGTATAATTTTGTAATCCAACTTCACCAGTTATTTTATTATAATCATATCCACTGGCACCTAATGCCGGAATTGGAGAGTAGACGAAATAATTTAAATTAAACGGTGTTGTTCCAGCAGCATCTTGGAAAATATACCTTGGTGGTGCAAATAATTCAGTTCCAGGTACGTAGTAGAAACTAATTGGATATCCTCCACACATATTATTATTATCTTTAACATTAGAGAACCAACCATTAAAGTGATATTCAGAATTAACATCGTTATAGTATATGTCCGCAGGGGTTACCGTTCCTGAACATAACGCACCTTGTGAAATAGATACTCCTTCTCCGTATCCACTGTCCTTAACCCCACAAGTTGTGAATATCTCTCCAGATATTAACGTTCTTGTTCTCCAAGCTCCAACACAACTAACCCATCCAATTGTTGTATCCGTTTCACCACCATTAGAAACAAATGTTAATTCTAAACAATCGTCAGTTCCTGCGTTACATGAATAACCACTATATAATTCTGTGAACACCGCTAAATCTGCAAATGGGGTACCAGCGGCTAATGATTCATAAACATAACAATCATCTATTCTATGCATTCCGGTTGATGATACAAACTTATAAACGGTGTCTGTGTTGGTATCGTATTTAATATATCCAGTATTTGTCACATTTATTTGAGTTCCAGTTACATAAGTTTTTGTCACTAAATTACTACCACAATCTAATGTACTAGGACACTCCATTTTAATTGTTAATGTGTATGGTATAAAGACGTTTTCATATGCGGTTGAATACACGACTACGTCCATTGTGGTTTTTTCTTTTGTACTATAAAAACCAATTACATCTTCTTGGTAAACAACTTGTCCAAGTGTTGATGTGTATAATTCCCCTATTCTTTCATCATGATTACCAACAAATACCTCGTCTGATGAATTTAATGATGTGTACGATACCGTTACAGGTACGTTACCATAAGTTTGACCAATATCAAATTTAGTGTTTATATATGTATAACCCGGTGATGAAATTGTAAATTGATATTCGGTATTACTACACGAAACACTTCTAAATGTAATACCTAAAGTTGCACAATCTCCATCTTTTTCCACTAATCTAGAATTATTTTGTGGTGATGTACATTCTTCACCATTTTGTACACAAACATATGGTTCAGTTGAACAGTTATCACTACAAATGTAATTTGTATATGTACCTGGATTTGAGAATGTCAAATATGACATATCTCCAGTAGATGTTCCGCATTCATAATAATAAACATATACTTTACCGTCAGTGCTTAAATTAATATCACCTTGTGTGATAACAATATCATATGACGTACATCCTTCACAACTTCTTGGTGTACTTGTAGGTGTAGGTGTAGGAGTTTTGGTTGGGGTTGGGGTTATTGTCTTGGTTGGTGTTAATGTTGGTGTAACAGTTGTAGTTGGTGTAACAGTTGGTGTAACAGTATTCGTAGGTGTCACACTATTAGTAGGTGTCACACTATTTGTTGGTGTTTGTGTATTAGTAGGTGTTACACTTGGTGTAACAGTATTTGTTGGAGTAACGGTAGGAGTAGCGGTCACCGTTGGTGTTGCGGTCGGCGTAACCGTCATTGTTGGTGTAACAGTTGACGTTGGTGTAGGTGTTGGAGTTAATGGTGCTAAAGGTTTATCTAAAGTGTTTTCACAAATAAAATCGGTATTTTTGACAATAATTTTAGTTGTCTCTAGTGGTACTGAAACTAAAACTCCATCATAAAAAGTTAATTGACTTAATGTTAAACCTGTTGCAGGACTATTTTCATAGTACAGAGTCGCCAATGTGGACAAATCATCATAATAGATGTTGTAAGGTCCAATTGCGGAGTTCCCCTGAAGTTTAACATATATATACCTTACCATTATTTGTTTATATTAAATATTTTTTTTAACATTATCCACACGTTATTTTATTTATCACTAAATCATATGTTAAGAATCCTGTCGATGTTTTAGTTATTAATTCTCCACTTACCCATTTACCGTCTAACCCCATGAATTTATAACAATTACCCACGGTTAACGTTTGTACTGACCTTAGTTGTACACCTCTCAAATATTGTCTAGTTGATCTAATGTCTGTAGGGTTTTTAATACTTCTAAATCTGTTATCAATATTTGATTTTAAGAAAGCAGAATCACAAGCCCCAACCTCTATAGATTCAACAATACCGATTGAATTGACATTATATTTGTTTCCGTTAGGTAATAAATAACTACCAGCTCTATAAACATTTATATAACCACCTCTTGGTCCTTGTTGATATAATTGTGAACCTACAACTAAAGGTGCCCCGCTAGGAATAGATGTTTGTCCGATATTATATTTTAAGAATATAAGTTCATTGGTATGGTCACAAATTTGTTGTCCTGTTGGTGCGTATAAGAATGGTGATGTTGCTTCAGTACCAATTGATTGGTTACCCATCCAAATAATATTATTACCTTCCACATGACAAGTACCACTATAGCTAATACCATAAGATGCTTGACTCAATCCAATTAAACTTGCACTATTATTATAATTGTAGTAAGTGGCTATATTTGCTCCATTTATGAAGTATATTCTAAAATTAGTTGGTCCATTATAGAATCTTATTATATCTGACCATCCATCATAATAATTAAAATACAATTCTTTTAATTGTGGGTCATAGTCACAACACATAGTAGTTACTTCAATTGTTGTTGGTTCCACACATCCCTCAAATGGAGTTGGTGTTGATGTTGGTGACGGTGTTGGGGTTAGACTTAACTCCATTCCAGATGTCGGTGTGGTAGTTGGAGTAATGGCGATGGTTGGTGTAGGTGTGGCCGTACTTGTTGGTGATGGTGATGGTGTTGGTGTATTTGATAGTGGTGGTACCGTACAATCATTACATGTTGAATGTTCACTAACAATGATACCTGAAGTTTCAGGTGTTAAAAGGGTTAAACCTATAATGATATAACAATAACCATTAGTACTTTTTACAACTTGTCCATAGCTTGGTCCGAAATTATCAGGTCCATTATATTTTATAACGCCAGTATAAACTGATTCATCTTCTGGTGTGTATTGGTCATCACATCTTTGTACATTATAATATGTTATTGGCGGTACCAAAATTTCCGTAATATCACAATCAAATCCACAGTTTGGTGTGGATGATGGTGTAACAGTTGGTGTAACGGTATTCGTTGGTGTCACCGTTGGTGTAACAGTAGGTGTAACTGTTTGTGTTGGTGTAACTGTTTGAGTTGGGGTTGGGCATGTTGTAACTGATGAAATATATGCATTTCCTGATACTCCATATTCACTAATTTCTAAAACATTTGTTAATCCACCTCCCGCTAAATAAAACACTGTTGCGCTTGATGATAACGTGATTTGAATATCTTGTATTGTCCATTTTTCAGAACCATCAGGTCCTTTATATAAAAACTCACCAACCTCCATTGGTTGATCCGCATCATAAATTAATATGTTACTAGAATAACATTCAAAACATGTTGAGTACAATGAATCTTTAATACAATATCCACTACTATCTAACGGATTAGTAGGTGTTGGAGTTGGAGTTTCTGTACTCGTTGGTGTTTGCGTAGGGGTTCCAGTATTGGTTGGTGTTTGCGTTGGTGTCGATGTAACCGTATACGTTGGTGTATGAGTTGGTGTAACGGTATTCGTAGGTGTTTGTGTAACTGTATTCGTTGGTGTTTGCGTAGGTGTTTCAGTAGGTGTTTCTGTCGGTGTAACACTTGGCGTAACAGTATTTGTAGGTGTTTGTGTAGGGGTCTCGGTTGGTGTTTGCGTAGGAGTCTCTGTCACCGTTGGTGTGACGGTATTTGTTGGTGTTTGCGTAGGCGTTTCTGTATTCGTTGGTGTTTGCGTTGGTGTCGATGTAACCGTATTTGTAGGTGTTTGCGTAGGAGTTTCGGTCGGCGTTTCAGTTGGTGTTATAGTTGGCGTAACGGTATTCGTAGGTGTTTGTGTAACTGTTGGTGTAATCGTAACAGTTGGTGTAATAGTTGGTGTTGGTGTAACAGTTTTAGTTGGTGTTGGAGTTGGGGTTCGTGAAGGTATGTTGGATACTGCAATACATTGTGATGTTGTACATAATCCAAAACCTTCTATTTTTATATGTGTTGTATTATTTGGTATTCCTTCAACAAGTAATGGGAAAAGTGAAACGGCAACATTATCATAAGCAATCATTTCAGTACATGAAGAGCACTCATCAGTACAGGTGTATAACTTAACCGAAGTTATAGCCCCACCTACAGTCCCTAACGATACTAATGCTGAAAATGACATGTTTATTTTATTTTATTATTGATTGACTATATTTTATTGTATCAAATACTACGTTTACGTTTATTTGGTGTTGGTTACTAATTTCTTCATTCAATCCTGTTAAATAAGTATCTTCATCGATAACAACATCGTAATTAGAGAACTCATCATAATACCCTTCTAAATGACTACCGATAACCCTCACATCCATTTCTTTATTAAAATGTATTTCAATTGATTCTTTTATTTTTCTAAAATTATCTTTTACTTCAATTGGTAAATCTTCGAAGTTGGAAATTTGTCCTCTCCTATCTCTTTCTCTACCGTTATATAATACTTTTGTTATATTCATTTTTTATATTATTATGTGAAACTTAAATTAACTTGATAATATGCATCAACATGGTATAATGGGTCATTTGTTGAGAAATTAATTAATAACGTATGAACCGTGCCCGCCGATAGTAAGTATGGTCCAGGGACCAACACCGTTTCAACAATTGGACCCATTTGACATTGTAAACTACCTCCTGGAGCGTTACCTCTCGCTAATAGTGTACCATCTAATCTAAATGAAATTACCTCATAATTTGACGCTTCACGTTCTCCAACTCCTTCAAAATCTATATTCAAATATGTGTCGATAGCACCTACGGTAATAGTTGCAGTTGCGGTACCTGTTTGTGTTGAGTTACAAGTACCACCGCAGTTCTGAGAATCTGAAACATTATAACGAATTGCTAAATTATCACTCGATATAATCCAACCAGCATCGGCACATGTTGTTACCCCACTTACATTATTTGTGGTTTCCCAAACTAAACCTGTTACAGGTAAAACCTCATATTCCACAAATTGTACTGTTCCTCCACTAAATGTACAGTCAACAGTTGGTGTTGGTGTTTGCGTAACTGTATTTGTTGGTGTAACGGTATTTGTTGGTGTCACAGTTGGTGTAATCGTAACAGTTGGAGTAACGGTTGGGGTAACTGTAACAGTTGGTGTTGGTGTTTGTGTTGGAGTTGGGGTTGGCACGTATTCAATAAATGCTTCCACTAAATAATTGTCTCCTGAAAATATACTTTGTGTAATTTCTAACGAATTACTATTATCAACAATAACAGATTGGTCATAAATAACCGTGTTTGTTACAACATCAGTTATTTTAATTCTGTGTCTCCAATAATATTCGGGAGATGTAACCCACTCCGCCAAAAATATTCCTCCATCTCCACCATTAACATATGGTAGTAAATCATAATTCTCATTAACTTGTAGATATGGTGTTGTTGTTGAAGGTGATGATGAACTTGCATTCCAAGTTTTAAATATGTCTCCATTTCCAGTTATTAATCTTAATGTGAATGTACTATTATCATCAGGACTATCTACTTGGTCATATATTCTGAGAGTAATATTTGAACTTTCCGGTGTTGGTGACGGTGATAACGTTGGTGTTACACTTGGTGTAACAGTGTTTGTCGGTGTTACACTTGGGGTAACAGTTGGGGTAACAGTATTTGTTGGTGTAACAGTTGGTGTTGCTGTCGGCGTCTTTGTTTGAGTTACACTTGGTGTAACACTTGGAGTAACAGATGCGGTAGGTGTTGGTGACGGAGATATAGAAACAGTAGGTGTTACTGTTGGGGTTTGAGTCATTGTTGGTGTTGGAGTAAGATTCTCCGCACAATTAACCGCAACCGCTTTGATTACTTCTTGAGTAAACCATGGTTCATTAAGACTTATTTTAATATCTTTATTACCATTTGTTGAATATGCCTTTACCGCCGTACCATTAACACTAATCGGTGTTGTACTATTATCTCCCCAATGTATGGTAAATTGTAATTCATCAAATAATCTTGTGGAGGTTGCATTTGTAGTTCCTGTTATAGAAACAACATTACAATCAACTGAATAGTTGAAATTAATGGATACGGATTGACTTTCATTTCCAATGTTTTTATCAAATCCAACCATCGGACCATATTCATCAACTTTTGAATCTAAGAATAATGGTACTTGATGATTATTATATAATTTACTATTAAGGTTTTCTTTAATTTCTAATTCCGTACTTCCAGTTCCTGTAATTAAATTCCAAGTATTTGGGGTTGGTGTTCCCCATCTATAATAACCATACGGAACGGTTCCTCCGCTTACATTATAAATTGTGTCTCCGGTTAACGGTCCCACATAAGCATTACCCGTATTTCCAGTCCAAGACATAAGTTCTTCGTTAGAGTCATACCAAAAACGACCGGTTAATGAAACCAGTTTTGTTTGTGGTATGTTTTTTCTCTTAATAGAATGCCTTATTCTTTTCATTTATTATAATTAGTTAATTATTAGGAACAACTTGACCAATCGCTTATTGTTCCTCCTATCGAAATAGTTGCTATATATGATATTTTAGATTGTCCGGGTAATACAATTGCATATAATTTACCATTCCCATTAAATGTTTGTCCTCCCGTATTTGCATCCCATAGTGTATATGTTGTTGGTGGTGTAATACTTGTCTCATTAACATATAAAGGTCCGTATTGTGTATAACCTGCACTCTGTAGAACATATGGATATTGATTACAATAAGGTTGTAATTGAGCCGATGTAGGGTAACCGCTATTTAATGAATATGCAAATATTTTTTGTGTTCTAATAAATGGAGGTTCTACATAATCACAACCATTTAATCCGATTTCTTCTCCGTTTATTGTTATTGTTGATCTTGTAATATATAGATGGTCTCCAGGACTTGGGTCTGTTTCTGTTGTTGCAACCGATCCTGAAATTACATATGTTATGTTAGGGTCAATAGAATAAACTCTCATTCCTGAACTCCACGTTCCTGAAATATAATCCCTACTATATCTTATAGTATTATTATCACATCTTGTTAATTTATACCAATAATAAACTGGTGTTGGTGGTCCCTCAGGTGTTGTTGAAGGTGTTGGTGTTGGGGATGGTGATAATGCCATTCCCGTTGTTGGTGTTGGGGTTGGGGTTAATGTATTGGTTGGTGTTGGGGTTATTGGGTCAATGTTAATTCCTCCACCACTTTCATAAAATTTTATCGGTGAGCTAGTTGTTCCGACTTGGTTACCTTTCGTACCGTTAAATTTAAAAATCTTATATGAATAATCTCTTTTATCTATATCAACTTGAAAATACATGTCCTCATTCTCATTAATTTCATGAGATGTTGAATACACGTCGTTATAAAAATCTGTAATAATTCCGTCTTTAGCATTAAAGAATTTAGCGGTCATAAAGAAAGTATTTCCTGTGGTCGTACCGCTTAAATTTGTTTCATCTAAAACACTCTCGTCTTGAAACCAAAAAAGATACATGTTTTCTTTGTTTGTATAATTTGAACCGTGGAAAACAGGTACATGTATATTCTCTTGTAATGGAGTATAAAAATATTTTTCACCTAATGGTAATGTTAAATTTTTTGTGAATATTAATTTTCTATTCTGTCTTGTCGGTGCGGTGTAACCAGTAACATTACCATTAACGTCTAATAAATTTGATGTTTTGTAAAACTCCAATCTAAAAAAACTTTCTGTTGATTGTCTCAACATTTTAGCATTTTCTTTAGGTTCTATACCGACCAAACTATAATCTAATCCTTGGTAATAACTACCTTCTTTAGAAAAATAAAAATAAAACCATATATCAGACTCGTCAGTACCATCTGGATTATGAATATATCTGACAGTTTCATAATTGTCGATTGGGTTAATAATATCGTTTAATACCTCGTCCTCAAATTGTTCCATGTTTTCTTGCCATCCCAAATTCATTTGAAAGTCAAGTTCGTGGTTCAATACAAGATTTAAATCGGTATTTTCTCTTAGTATTTTCATTAACAATCGGTTATTTTTTTATCTTTGAATTTTGAAATTCCATCTTGTTTATTTGTGTAGAATCTCTCATTTCTTAAATAGAAGTTTATGTCATTTTTTACATAATGAATACCGTTTGTAAATGGAAACTTTGTACCATATCCGTCGATATCGACATATCCGTGTTCATATAAATCTCTCCATCTCCACACACCTTCGTTAGAATCGTACTTAGCGTTCTCCGGTAAGTTAAAAATGTCTTTTGTTTTTGCACTTTCGGTGTATGGTGATAGTTCTCTTAATTTAACTCTATGGTGTGGTTGATAGTATAATCCAAACATATTTGTTACTGACGAGCCAGAAAAAATAGTACTATCATCTTGTCCATAATCAAATATTGTGGTTGGGTTTGTAAACTTTTGAAAGGACTCACATATGATTCTCTCTTTTAATTCTTTTCTGTTGTATTCGACAAATGCACCATTTAATATAGTTCCTTTCGTTAATGTACTTCCACTTGTAAATGTTATACCTTGTCTACTAAATGTTCCTCCTGCACCCATTGTGCTTTCGTTAGATGTTGTACCATTAAAATGTTCATCAATCCATGTGTTATGAAAATTGAATTTATATCCAACTTTTGGTGGGTAATTAAAATAACCATTACCATTTTTAAATAAAGTGGTTACATAAACTTCCGTTGGTGTATAACCTAAATTATTTGTTAAACCTGTTAAAACAAATGGTTCTTTAAAATCATAAAGAACAGATTCCATTCTATTTCTTTCAACAATTGTATCATTTGCACCCGCAGCGTTTTCAAATAATATTTTCTTTTCTTCTTCCCATATTGGTGATTCAAATCCAATATTATCCATTATATAATCAGTACTTGTTGTTAACAACTTATGTTTATGTATATAATATTGTGATGTTGATCCAGTTATATTATTTTTATCGATACATCTTTTTCCTATAACTAATGTCGGTACTGATGTGATGGTTTTAAATTCTTTTTTTAATATGTTAATTACATATTTTTCAGAATTATATGTCTCATTACCAACACTATCGATGTAATATGTTCTTCCTGAAACTGTTCCACTTATTGTTGTTCCTGAAAATGTAACAAACTCACCAGAACTCATTCCATGTTCTACAGGTGCAGTAAATTCGTAATATGAGTTGAAAGTGTTTGATAATCTAAATGGTATACCATCTCCGCTTTTAAATGAAATTTTCGTATTACCTGTTAATGTGTATGTCATTTGGTAATTCGTGTCTCCAGAATAAACATAACTTAAATAAAGATTCCAATTATGATACGGTGCGGTAATAGGTGTGATTGTTGTGTGGTCTGTTGACCCCACATATGTTAATGATGGTGTGTAATCACCTAAAGTACTACCACTAACACTACTTGGTGTTACAACTTTTCTATACAAGTCTCTTCTTAAAAATGCAAATTCATCATATGGTAAAAACCCAGCTAATGTCGGGTTATCTGAACCATCTCCCCTCCCATTTAAATAAACTCTCTCTTGTAAATAATCATATGAAGTATCTCCACTATACATGTTACGAAAAACCATTTTAAGTTTTCCATAAATTTTATACTTGTTACTTTCGTTTCTTTCTTTGTCATATAGTTTATCGATATCTAAAATAATATCTTTATCCCCAATTCTTAATAAAGTTTGGGAGGTCTCTAAACCTATGTTTAAATTTAAATCTTGTTCGTCCGCCTTTTTGTACCTTTTACTAGGTAATAATATTTCTTTTTTATTTTCCATTATTCAGCTGGTGGGAACGCCCCTTTAGGTCCGTAATATTTTATTAGTCTATCAAATGCTGATTTACCCGGTCTTATACCAAAGTAAAATTGTAGTCCTGTAGATAATACTTGTTTATTACCGCTATAATTTTTAGCAGTTCCGAAAATAAATAACTCTTTACTGTTGTGTACATAACTTATTGGTGATGACCAAGTTTGCCCAGAAACAAGATAAATGTTTCCCGTTGATGGTGATTTTAAATCTCCAGATGTTACTTCTAACCATAAGTCACCTTCAGTATATTGAGACGCTGGGTCCGTTGGTGGAGTTGTTTCAATTCTATCAAATCTTTCCATCATATCAGTATAGTTACCGTCATATGAATATGTGGAATGTTTTTTAGTCATTGGTAATAATAAAAATTCTTCTTCTCCATCAGGGAACAAATAGTTTGTACCTGTTTCAGTTTCACCGGATATTGAAATAACTCTTTGAATTCTTTGTGTTGCAATTTTAGTTCTATCCCATCTTTGTTTATCTGAATTTGCATTAAATGGACCAAAATCTTCACCTTTTTTATCCCATAAAAAGAACGGAACTTTTTGTGAGTAATCACCTAATCTATTATTTAGACACAACCTAACAAATCTACCGTTGTCGTCTAATTTAAAATCAATTGGTGTTGGTCCGTAATTTCCAGTTCCTCCTGTAAAATAATCTTTACCAGGAGTTTCTTCAGGGTCTAAAAATTCACCATTGAACATAAAATATTTTGATGAGTCTAAATCAAATGCTTCTATACCCGCTTCGTTATTAATAGAAATTAATTGTGTTATATCACCATCTAAAACCTGTCCAAAATTATAACTTGAATCACTAAAGAAATCACCAACATCAAATTTAGCTTGAGATATATCCATTCGGTAATTAATTGCGTGTTCAATAATATTTGCAGGGTCTTGGTATGTTGTTGTGGTTAAATCTCTAACAACAGAACACGTTGGGTCAATTCTTGGGTCATAACAAATTTCATACATAAATTCATCTCTCACTCCTACATCATAAAATGTTGTTGGGTGTAACAATTCTAAATAACTCGAATAATTTTGACCGATAAATTTATTTGTTGGGTTGTATGGTGTTGCTCTATAATAGAATTTTTTATGTAAAACATTATAGAAAACCAATTCTCTTGGGAATTTTGAACCTCTTTGATTTAAATCAAGAACTTGTTGGTTATCCCATTTAATTCGATAGTCAAATTTAAAGAAGTATAATAATCCATTTAACCAGTTATCTATAAATGAAAAATTTGTGACTCCTCCACAGAAAAATAAACCAACTCTTTTTCTTTTATACCATTCTGTTAATAAATCAATATTTTTTGATGACCCTCGAATAACAGGTATAATTGTAAAAACACCGTCTCTTATTTCTGAGTAACCGGATTTAGTTTTTCTATCATAATATTTGTTACCAATTTTTGACCATACTTTAAAGTATGGCATTCTTTCTGAACCTCCGCCCGCAATAATATCGGCCATAATTGTCGAACCAGCAACAGGTGTTGAGGATTCAACTAGACCAGCGGCATATCCTGTTAAAGGATTGATTGGTGAATGTGAATCACCATATGATGATGCTGGTGTTGCCCATAAATATTTATACGATAATGTCTCGTTATACGCTTTGTCATATTTTTGACAACCTACTTCTGTTGCAATTTCTGTTCTTATTTGGTCATCTGGATTTTTCTTTCTAATTGTTCTATCATAAATTCTCATGATAACGAAAGTTCCTCTATCAGTAAAATTACCAACTCCATTATGTCCACCCTCATATCCCGAATAGTTAACACCGCACAAATTTGTCCACTCCTCATGACTAAATGACATTACCTCCATATAGTTTCTCCATATACCAACAACATTTGTCCATTGTTGTATTTTAGTACTTAATCTTGTTGGTCCATCCGAAGCACCGTACGCCTCCCAACTATCTTCTTTATCTGGACCCAAAAAAGTTGCTCTCCAATGACTTCTAAATTGAGCAGCACTAAATCTACCTTTATTACCTAAAGCATTATTTGATTGATTAAAGTTTAATACAAAATTTGAAAACGATATGGAAGCCGCACCTTCCTTGTCTGGAGGTACCGTAAATGGAATAATTGTATCGTCAACCAAAGAATACATATCTGCAATAAATCTACTATCGTTTATGTCCCCCTGTAATGGTGTAACCTTTGCAGTATGAAGAAATTCTAATATTGTTTTTTGTGTTGCCTTTGTTGGGTTTGTTAATTGGAAATTATTACTGTTTAATGGTGATGATGTATCGGAACTATACTCTCTTGCTTGTGCATCTGGAAAATCTGACGCTAACCAAGATGAACCGTTTGTAGTTGAGGTGTTAAATTCTATTGGTATTAACATAACCCTTCCCGCCCCTTGTCCAATTCCAACCACTTTTAATCTTATTTCACCAATAGAGGCGTATTCAGATTCGGTTGATAAATCGGCAAACCCACTTGTATCTTCAGAACACTCCTCACAATCAGGATAAACAGTTAATGGAAGTACTTTTGTACCCTTATCTTGCATACTATACGCGGCACTCATAAATTGTTCACCAATTCTTGCAAATGGTCTCCAATTAAATGGCCATCCAAAATATATTCCATATAAACCTTGACCTACCGAAAATAAAAATGAACCAATAAATTCAAAAAACTTAACAATAATAATTGCAAAAACAAATTGTATAAATGTAACAATAGAAGAAATTAATAAACTAAATTTAATTCTATTTCTAAACGCGAAGTTTGTTGGTATATAATTCGCATTACCTGTACAATCATCTTCTTGACTTGGTCTAATTTGTTTTATACCTAAAAAAGCATCCCTTCTAGAAAGACCAAAAAATGATTCCACAGAAGATACTTCGTAGTGTGATCCTTGAAAAGAAGTTGGTGTATATACTTTACCGTAAATAAATTTATAGAATACATCTTCAGGAACCCCTCCGTTGTTTGTTCCTAACATTGCAGCTAGTTTGTCATTAACAAATGCCGCTGACATATTAGATGTAGTTACACCAGATGGTGGAACAATATTTATATAATCTTCAAATACATTTGAAAATTGATAGGTTGTTAATAATTCTTCATCATATTCACCTAAATTATTTGATCCGTCCGCATTCTTATTGTACTCTCTAATTTGTGGTATTAAATAATGTGCTGATGTTGTTCCCTTTGTTGCTTCTGTATTTCCCTCACCTAAACCAATTCTAAGTCTTGCGGTTGTTGTTGTTGGGATTCCTTTATTTGGGTCATTAGTTATTTCCTCTTCACCAAATTCATTTGTAAAAGTATATTCCATGTTCATTGGAATAACAGCCATTGCTGTACCATCATCTTCTATAACACCTGGATTAAAATACTCTAATTCGGGATATAATGTTGTTCCATTTGAACCATAAACTTTATTACCTGTATATCTAACTCCTTCAATTTTACCGCCACTAGTTTGTAAATTACATTTGTACCCGGTGTTCATTCTAATAACACCAGTTTTCTTTACCGCATCCGAATTATTATCGGTTACAGATGAAATTAAAATTAATGATATTGGTTCTACCTTAACTCCTTTATCGGATAAATCAAAATCTACTCTTGATATACCTATTTCACATAAATCTTGATTTCCCCAAAACGGAAAGACTTCAATCTTTTTGTTGAATGCAACAATTTGTTCTAATCCATCTAAATCTTCATCGGATTTAAAATTATAAAATCTGTCAAATTTTTTCTCATCAACTCCTTGTCTAATAAAATCATATGGTCTAATTGAAAAACATCCCATATCTGACAAGTCAACTTCAGCATGAATTGTTTGTTCACCTAAAGGAACTCCCCAAATCATGAAGTCACCAGCACTATTGGTTTTCACAGTATAATTGTAATAAGTTTCATAAACTTCTAAAACCTCTTCTCTTGATAATATTTCTTGTTGGTCGAAGAATGTACCCGTTGGTACGTGTCCTCCGTGTTGTTTTCTTGATGGTAATAAGTTATATCGATATCCTTCATCGTTTTTATCACCAACCGATGTGTAAGGATATAATGCTGATATAACAGGGTCTGTGGAATCTGTATCCTTTTGTGGTACAAAAACAGAAACTTTAACATTAGGTATACCTAATCCGTTATTTGCTGTAACTCTACCACAAACCACACCATAGTCTGAGCATAATGATGTATATGCCTGTTGTTGAGTGAATTTTAATGATAAAACCTCCAATAGGTCGTAGTCTTGTTTTAACTCAACCGTGACTCTTTGGTCCTTCCCAATATTTGTTGAAATTCTATGTTTTTGCATTGTTCTTATAATAAATAGAAAGCATGAGATTTTCTACTATTATAACGAAAAAACATTTTAGTATGTAGTCGTTCCTAAAGATTTAGTTCGTACCTTGATATCTACATTTGGGAATCTAATTTGGAAAATTTGATTAGACTTCATGAATATCGTTAAATCGGTTTGTGTGATTAAACCTGTTGTTGCGTTTACATCTTGTGAAACCTCAGAACTTGAGTAATTTCCTCCCTTTTTATTGAAAACTCTTATATCAACAACGTTTACAACTCCTGAAACCGCACCAATTTCTCTCATTAAATCTCCAACGAATAATGGGTCACCCATTTTACGCTTTTCAATTGCAAAGAATTCTATGGTGTTTTGGATTGTTGTTTTTAGAATATCACTCGTTTTTTCGTTCTTATCAACAATTAAATCGATTTCTAATCCTAAATCGATTACTTGTCCACTTGTGATATCAATATAATCATTTATCATTCTATATTCAGAAAGGTAATTTAAAATGTTGTTTTTCAATGTGTTAGAAACAATATCAGTTAAATTACCGTTTTCATCATATGATAAAAGTTTAATTTTAACCTTGTTATCTTCTTCCATTACATTAACCTTAGCAGGTGCTCCATATGTGGATGGCATCGTTTCAATTAATGATTTATAGTCATTTAAGGTTACCGCTCTATCTTGTGCTGAAAAATTGTAAGCAACCATGTTTCTCAATTCTTCTATGGACGGTTGGTCTGCTCCACCTATTGCCGCAGTGACATTAGTTACCCTTAACGATTGTTGTACTTGTGAGTTAAAGTTCTCATTTGGACCGTTAACATCAAATTCAACGTCATCTACACTTGTTATAACATTAACCCCTAAATTTGAGTCTTTACCACCGCCAATTCGATATTTGATGAATAATGTGGTGTTAGCCTTTGGTACGGAACCTAATGACATGTTATTTAGATATGTTGCTAAATTAACCTTTAAAGAACCATTCATATAGTTATCTAAGTTGTCCAATGGGTTAACCGTTCCTGAACCAAATGTTATTGAGAAATAACTTTCAGGTGTATATTCTGTAACAAATTTGTTACTAACATCAATATATTTTCCCGCTTTAAAATTATCCGAATCTGATGCGGCGGTTGGGTCTGGTATAAAAACTTTATCTTGTATTAATGTTTTTACCTCATACCATTTGTTTGTATTATTTGTAAATTCTGAAGATGATGGATTTGCACCAAACGAAGTACCGTCTTTATGGATAATTGATGTTACTCCTAATACATCTTGTTCAGGTAAATAAAGTTTAAGGAATGGTTTTTGGTCTAATTCTGAAATAACTCTTCTATAAATTCTTGTAACACCATTAACTACAGGTTCTCTTTTTGTAATCGTATATGAGATTAATTTATTATTGTTATCAAAATTAGGTATTTTAAGTCTGTTTGGTTCTCCTCTACTATTAAATGGGTCAGAAAAATCAATATCTTCTAATGTTTCAAAAATCTGTCCTCCACCTGAAACTTGAGCTCCTGCTTTAACAACTCCCAAATATCTATCATCTTCTTTATCTCCTCTCACGGGTACGTTAATAGAAAAATCACATAAAGAAACGGACGGTCTATTACCCGGTATTTTAATACCATAAGTTTTTGCAATATGAAATAACGATTGTCTTTGTTGAGCAAAATCCAACATAGTTTCTTGCCAAACTCTATCAATATGAAAGTGTAGGTTATCGGCAACCGCAGCATTTAAATCTAACAATACAGAGAATATCGACGCGTCATTGGTATTCTTAACCAAATCAGGGTAGTATTCTTTTGTTAAATTCACTAATTCTTGTCTAAGTCCCGCAAAATCTCTGGTTGCGTATGATATCTTTTTTCCCATTTTAAATGTTTAATATTATAAAGTCTGAAGACGAAAAGGCTCCGTTATTAACTGTGTATTCAATTTTTACTTTAGCGGTGTATGGTTTATTGGTGCTGTCTGAAACCCTAAAAAGTCTTTCGTCTTCATCAGAAGAAAATGTTCTCACGTTATCAGGATCATCTTCTGCAGATATCACTTCAAGATTTGTTATATCTAAATTAGGTATGTATCTTTTTACCGATTCTCTAATTTCTTCTTCAATTAAGTTCCAAGTTACCATATCATTTTGGTCGAATATAAATTGATATAATCTTGTACCAAAATCAGGTAAGAAATAACGACTACCTCTTTTTGTTAATAATAGGTGTATTAGATTGGCTCTAACTTCCCTATCGGGAGCTGAAGTCATCTTTAAATAACTACCCTCTAAACTGTCTCTAAAAGGAAAATCAATTCCGTATTTTACCGCCATACCAATAAATATAAACTATTATAAAATGGTAATAAATAAAAAACCCAGCCGAAGCTGGGTTAATTTAGTGTCTTGATATTCGTCCCTCTTTATTCTCAAAACATAGAAGTTTAAAAATACAATTGAGGGGGTCTTCCATTTATCTTTACGAACCACACCCTTCACACTCAAAAGGTGAGTCTGTTGGTCTTTCCGATGTCATCACTAATTCAGGTGTATTTTCACTGATGATTTGATTATTTGTTGGTGTTACCACCGTATTCACTGTTTGTGGTTGTTCTACTGGTTTAGTTGTTGACATATCTATACCTAAACCTTTTAACGCATCAACCGCAGAACGAGTTCTTAAGTAATACATACCGGTTTTTAATCCTAATTTCCATCCGAATAGATGTGCCGCAAGTAATTTTGCTTTAGTTGCGTCAGCAATAAACAAATTCAATGATTGTGATTGGTCAATGAAAATACTTCTATTTGCGGCCATTTGAAGAATTCTTTTTTGAGACATTTCCCAAACAGTTTTATAGACTTCTTTCATTTGTGTTGGAATTTCAGGAATATTTTGGACTGAACCATTTTCCATGATTAATTTTTTCTTAACCTCATCATTCCACATACCTAATTTAAGTAAGTCATTAACCAAGTGTTTGTTAATCATGATAAATTCACCGCTTAATGTTCTACGAGAATATAAGTTAGTTGTGAATGGTTCAAACGCTTCGTTGTTACCTAAAATTTGTGCAGTTGATGCTGTTGGCATTGGTGCAACTAATAATGAGTTTCTAACTCCGTAATTTACAACTTCTTTTCTTAATGACTTCCAATCCCAACGACCTGATAATTCTTTGTCTTTTTTACCCCACATTTCAAATTGGAAAATACCTTTTTCTATTGGTGAACCTGAAATAGATTCGTATGGGCCAACTTCTTTTGATAAATCTTTTGAAGATGTTAATGCCGCAAAATATATTGTTTCAAAAATATCTGTCTGTAATGTATCCGCTTCATCAGATTCAAATGGTAAACCCAATAAACAGAATACATCGGCTAAACCTTGAATACCTAAACCAACTGGTCTGTGTTTAAAGTTTGAACGTTTTGTTTCTTCTGTAGGATAGAAATTTAAATCAATAACATTGTTTAAGTTTCTTACAACTTGATATACCGAACTATATAACACATCATGTGAGAATTCACCATTTATGATAAATTTTGGTAACGCTAATGATGCTAAATTACAAACAGCCTGTTCAGTTGGTGAACTATACTCAATAATCTCAGTACATAAATTTGATGATTTAATTGTACCTAAATTCTTTTGGTTTGATTTATAGTTAGCTGGGTCCTTGTACAACATATAAGGAGTTCCAGTTTCAATTTGAGCAGTTAAAATTGCATCCATCAATTTTCTTGCTTTAACTACTTTTCTACCAACACCTTGTTGTTCATATGATTCATACAAACGAGTAAATGTTTTTTCTTCAGGTGTATCGTAAACATCTGATAAACCAGGAGCTTCGTCAGGTGAGAATAATGTCCAATCACCATCTTGTTCAACTCGTTGCATAAACAAATCAGGAGTCCACATAGCTAAGAATAAATCTCTCGCTCTCATTTCTTCTTTACCGTGATTCTTTCTTAAATCAATGAATTCCATAACATCAGCGTGCCATGGTTCTAAATAAATTGCAAAAGAACCTTTACGTTTTCCTCCTTGATTAATCCAACGAGCAA